GTAACAGCGCCACCTGCTCCGGCCGCCCCGCCAGTCCCACCATCGACGTCGATTGTGCCACCAGCGAAAGCGCCGTTTCCTGCGCCTGCCGTGAGTTCTACGTTACCGCCCACGCCTGCCGCGCCTGCGCCCGCATTGAGGTCTACATCTCCGCCTGCGCCAGCCGTATCCCCTGCACCGCCAATGATGTTTACGTCACCACCATCGCCGGCGGTTGTAGCATCAGTGCTTTGTAGCCCAAGGTCTTCTCCCTCTACTGTGACGATAGAGCCTGCACCCGTTCCCGCTGCGTCTGAAAGCGTCAGGCCCGCGTTTGCCGTGATGCCACCACTAGCATGGAGTATCATCGTTGGCAAAGTAGCATGGCTTGCAAGGGTAATCATATCCTCGTAAGTTGTTACGCCAACGTCGTAAGCCTGCAAGTTCAGAGCATCGCCAGCCACAAGGCCGCAGCGGATGTCGATGTCGTTGCTGCTTCCTACTAGGGCGATGTCGTCACCAGAACTTCCCAACGTCATATAGTTATCCGCGTTGGCATCATAGATGATGATTTGCGGATACGTGGCGGCTGCCAACGCTTTGTCGGCAGTCATGTCAGCCTTTTCCAGGACGATTAGCGTATTACTGGCCCCAAGGCCCAAAAGCAAGGCGTCCTGTGTTTGGTTAGTATCCCATTCAAGCGCGCAATCAGTGCCTGTACCGATGATAAGCTGGGTGTCGTCTATGAAAGTCACGCTACCCTGAAAATCTACAGTACCACCCGATTGCACCTCAATTTCTCCGCCGGAGGCTATAACTAACTTGTCGCCTCCCGTTTCCAAATATACAGTCGTATTATATTGACTCATATTTCACCCCTAAGTCTAAGGGGCATCTTCATACCCCCCATTATTCTGTTGTAAGCCGGGGGCGAACAGAAGCCCGCCCCCAGCCCAAGGTCTATCCCACGAGTAGCACTGAGTTTCCAGATGGGAACGTGCCCGGTTGCGTTACGGGCAGGGTCTTGGCGTTCCATCCATAGAACACCACACACCCATAGTCGTTAGCACCAGCAACGCCAGTGACATCCAGAGTCACATAGTCAAAGCCGTCACTGAGCCGCTCTGTAGCGAACTCAAGGACGAACACCTGATCGTCGTCGTCGGCCGCGATGACATCTGTCGCCCCAGTCAAGTCTTTGATGCTCGCTGTTTCGGTAGCATCAGTATCCTGCTCAACCTGTAGTGTCAACGCGCTATCCAATGCTCCCAAGTAAACAACAAAGGCGCAGTGGGTATAGTTACCCACATAGATATACGACGCGCTAAGCGGATAGTGCTGGTTGACCAGCGTATCCTCAGTATTAAGCAGGAGCGTGTACATGTGTCTGTACCAGTTTTGTCGCATTTTCTTATCTCCTCAACAGACATTCCTGTCTGTTATATTCTAGGCACTAACTTTTTGGACTGCCAGTTTGTACGTCTCAACCAACTGCCCACCAAGCCTGCGCCGCATTACGAACTTGACCGTGTTCAACTCAGCCTCTGTACCACCCAGGAAGCGCTCGACAGTCATGCCCACGCGGTCGGCGATGTAGTACGCACTGAAATCGCCAAACAGGATGGGATATGCATCAGCAGCGATGCTCGGCATACCTTCTTGCATGTACACGGGATAGCCAAGCAGCATAAGCGGTTGTCCTGCTTGCTGGTCGGGTTCCCAGAGGTAGTTGCCCGCGCCATCCTTCATCGTGCGGATCTCCTCAACAGTCGCCCGTTCCATAAGCCATCTGGCCCTGGGCAGATACTGCGACGCGATAGCATAAACCATTCCGATCAGGCCGTGCTTGGTAACCGCAGCGCCTGCGCCGTCCCACGTTAGGGCGTTGGCATTGCCAGTATCCTCTTCAGTCAGCCCCCCGACGTTAGCACTGCCAGGCAGGATGCCCAAGGGGCTCGCGCCACCAGCGCTCGTCAAGAATCTGTTGTCCTCATCAATCCCCGCCGCCTCTGCATACTTCGTCGCCAAGAAGTCCTCAACGTCGAAGAAGGCATCCTCAAGCATGTTCCGAGAGATTGGCGTAGTTGCCATAACCGTATGAATGGCAATGTTTTCCATGCCAAACGTCAGGTTCGTTTCTGATTGGCCCGCCGTGGGCGTCTCGTCAACCCATGTTACTCGGACAGCGGACGTATACTGGTCATCACCCCCAGTACCTACAGGGATGCTAACCATGTCGCGGCTGGTCGTCAGCTTGAATGCCCACGGGCGGATCATCGTAAATCCTGGCATACGCTCGATGACGCGGGAGTTGAAGTCTATTGGGACGGCGTAGCCGCCTAGCACATCACTCCCCTCGACCATCGTAGCTTTTAGGACCTTGACGTCATAGATGCCCTGGGCCAACGCGTCCTTGATAGCCGCGGGCGTATAGACGATGTTGCGCATTGCTTTGCGCTCAATCGAGTCCATATCGTCCAGCCCAACACGCAAGTACTTGTTGAACGCTGCTTTCTGGGCCCAGTATTTCCCTACATAATCGTGGCCGTGAAGATTGGTCAGGAGGGACTTGACCATATTGTCGGTATCCCCGAATTTGGTTACATAAGCAGCCTTATGCACCATCTGTGCTGGTGTCTCAGTCGGCTCTACTGGATCGGGTGTCGGCAGATTGCCCCCACCCATCATCGGCAGTGGCGGGCGTACGGGTTCAGGTGTAGCCGCCTTGATATTGTCTACTTTCTGCATTTCCTCAATGGCCTCGGCAGTGCCCTCAGCTTCCTCGCGGAGCCTGCGACCGTTTTCCAAGTCGCCGTCCTCCAGGGCCTTGTGCGCTTCAATCTTGAGAGATGCAAGTTTCTCTTGCAGATTCATAACTATCCTCCTACTTCTAGGTCTAACAAGGCCAGCCGTTCGCGTTCCACAGCGATTTCCCATTGGCGCGCTTCTTCATCAGCGCCTTCGCCATCGTCAATCTCTGGGAACTCCAATCCGGCAGCCTTGTAAACTGCTTTCAATTCTGATACTGGGCGCTCCAGCATCCGATATTCCATGGGGGTTTGCGTCATAGAAACATCTACGATGCACCACTGTTCTAGCCACCCATCTTTCGCAACCTTTCGATGCCCAGAAAGACATCCCGTACTCGTGTGCAGGCTGCCTTCCGCAATCATGGCCGCGATGGCCGCGCGGTACTCATTGCCTTTCTTCATCTCGGCTTCGTACCACAAGCCCACGTCGTCAACTAGCATGATGTCTACTAGGCCCACGACGCTGGCCTTCATTGTCTCATCCGCCCCGTGGTGGTAAAACAGTGGCAACTTGCCCACGGCATCGTATACATTCAGCATCTCGCCAGTTTTGTCCGTGAAGTATTCCTTAACCAAATCCCTGCGGTCTGGCCCACCCCAAAGAGCAGCGTAAGCACCGAGGCGGTGTTGGCCTAATGCCTTGATCGCCAATCCAACAGGGGCGCCGCAGTTGCCCTTGGGGATTACGGTCTTGGTTTGAGCCTTCACTACATCAGCGCTGCTACTCGGCGCGCCCTTTGCCGCAACAGTTGGTTCAATCGCTTCACCGCCTATATGCTCACCAACGCTAGGCGCGTCGGGAATAGCCTTCGTTACTTCTACCCATTCGCGTTCGACTTCTGGGCGTTCCACTTCAACCCACTCGTCTTCATCAGCGAATGTCATTCCCCCACCAGCCTGGGTAAAGGGGACCTTGAAGTTCTTCGTTCTTTCCACGATTACGTGCTCGTCCCACACTTCTCTTACCCATACACCTTCTGCCCCAGACCAATACGCTTCCTCCTCGCCGCTCACTGTGTAGAACTGCTGCCGGATCCGCGAGGTCAGCTCGTCCAGGTTTTCAGCCTTGTTCAAATCAATTATTTCTTCACTCATATCTTTACCTTCCTTATTGTCCAGCCAGAAAAGTCTTTGTACAAAGAGAAAGCGCCCATGCATCGTGGACACGTTGGTCCAAACACATGGGCGCAAGGGGCGCAGCTTATTCGTATTATGTGACCATTTCGCGAATAGTCGGTTTCTTATTCTTATAGATGCATGTTACACAACGCCGCCAACCGTGACAACGCACGTTCGTCCATTAACCCAAAGTCTATAGCTAGGCGCACCAGATGAGCCAAGCCCAAGATATTCGTATGCTTTTGGCCGTGATGCCTTGACGTGATGCTGATGCGTCCCCCAGGCAGCAAATAACCGCAGGGAAGAACACACCCTGAAGCGTGCGCACACGTCAACGGGATTCTTTCTTCGTTAGCCATGATAGCGTGGCGGGCGCCGCGGGCGTAGCGAGAGTAAAATGGCAATAATTATCGCTATGACCAACAGCGCCCGCTCCCACATGCTAAAGCGTGAAAGCCCGGCTACCCATGACCGCCCGTTGGGCAACGGCCATATCGACCGCGTCTAGCGTTTCGACGAAGCGTCCCCATTGCTCCCAACAAAGGGCCAGGTACTTATCCTTGTTGATGAAGAAGCGCAGGAATCTAATTTCAGACAAGTAGTTATCCCAAAACGGCCCGGCAATGGCCCACACGTCCTCTTGGCTAACTTCCTGTAGGGCATCTTCAGCAAACTCCATGACGAGTTCTCGCACCCACACCCAGACGTCCGCGAGTAGGCCATCTTTGTGCTTCTTCGCGAGATATATGGCCAGCCCGGCTAGGACGACTACTACCTGCCAAATCTCACCGAGGTTCTCAATGATCCAATTCCACCATGCCATGCTCTTTCTCCTTTACTTTAGCAAATTCTATGCTATTCTGTTCCGCCTTGTGTCTGTACTGCGTCAAGCAGTATCCACCCCTTATGGTGGGGCAGCTTGCCGTTCTTTACGCTGCCCATGTGGCCGTTGTGAAGCCCGCGCCCTTGACACATGCGCTTGAGGTTCACGCCAGCGGGGATAATCTCGCCGGTATCCCTGTGGATGAACGCGGGGTATGGCTTAGCCATAGCCGCGCCTATTTTGAGCCTTGTCCCCTTCGTGAGATGTTTCCCCCAGTTGTGGTTAAGCTCGCCTGTCAGGGATGCGCCTATCTTCTGTTTGTGGCCTTCAGTAAGGATATGGCCTAGACAGTTTTGGTTGCCCATCTTACGCTCGCTCTGCTGGCGCTTAAATTCGCCAGTGTGCTTGTACCCCTTGCCGTTTTGATTGCCTAGGCCATATTGATTGCCCAGTAGAGATATGCTTATCTTTTGTTTGCTTTCCTCTGTGTGATTACGCCCTAACCAGTGTTGGTTGCCCATCTGTGAAGCACTCATTTTGAGCCTTGACTTTTCTGTATGCTTACGCCCCGCCATTGACGATTTGGCATTTTGTGCAGTATTGTAGCTTTTTCCCTCAGCAATGCGCCTGTCAATCCACTTTTGTTCTACTGCAACAAGCAAAGCAGGGTCTTCTACTACTTCCAGAATATGGAACTCAAATATATCCTCGCCGTCCTTGTCCCAGGCCGCTTGGAAGTCTACGCAATGGTGTCTCCCATTACGGAGCGTATAAAGATGCTGCTTCTGCCGTTGCTCAATGTTCCCCGAGCTTCCAGTATATGCATACCCGTCCAGCCCGTTCTCAAACTCGTAAACACCCTGTATCATGCCACAATATACGTTACGAAAACGCATTGTGTGCCTCGGAAAATATAGCTTTTACGCTATTGGTATCTTTGGCCCCTTGCAGTTTTGCGAGTATGTCTACAACTACCATCTCTGGTATCAGTGCCGCCACGAATTCTCTCTCATTAGGCAGCTTACCCCTCTCCATTTCCCCGAGGGCTACTTTGCGCCACCTCTTCAACTCGCCCCGTACAGCTACACGAAGTGCTTTGTCTTCCTATAAGACATCACCCTGATCCTCCGGTTCTTCGGGCACATCATCGCCCCCTCCCCCAGCAAGACGATTCGTCAGCCTCTCCGGCGCTTCAGAACCCGTCAGCGTGCCAACTCTTTGTCTCAATACCTCAACGCCACCAGGGGCAGCCAAGTGCTTCAGCAAGCGGACGGGTATTTTGCAGA